ATGGTCCTCAATTGCATGCTCGGCGACACGGTGTTGGCCGACATCATTGGCCACAGTGCGGTCAATGGTGCCACCATCCCCGAAGGCTCCAACGTCAGCTTGTCATCCAACGACACCAGCGTGGCCACTGTGCCCGACACCGTGGCGGTGCCGCCAGGCGGTGCGCCGTCGCTCACAGACATCCCCGTGACCATCCTGGCCGTCGGCAGTGCCGACATCCACGTGTCGGTCACTACGCCCGACGGGACGATCTTCGAGGACACCGCGTCCATCGTCGTTGGTCAGCCCGTGCCCGGCCTGGTGCGCGTGGAGCTGGTGCTGCGCACCCTGGCCCAGAGCCGCCATCACCACTGAACAACTTGAGACGGTCGGTGGGCTCCCACGCCGACCCGCTGGCAACACCTAGCCCTACCACCACCTAGTAGACGGCCACCGGGGTTTGCCTTCTGGGGAGAAGCTACCCCGGTGGCCTGATACGGAGAGTGTCCCATGATGCGTAGCGTACTAGCTGCCGCCGTCGCCCTGGTGGGCGTGCTGTGCCTGCCGCCGCTGCCGCTGGCCTATGGCCAGACGCCCACGCGCACCGCCACCCAGACGTCAACCGCTACGGCCACGGTGACGCCCACGTTTCTGCCCTTTGCGCCCGCGCCGCCGCCTGGGGTCAGCGTGACATTACCGTTGCTGGCTGCCGTGACGACCACGGGTGTGAGCCCCGTGCAGGACGTCAGCAAGTACAGCCGCGCCCAAGTGCAGGTGATTGTGGGCAGTCCGTGCACCAGCTACACGTTGGCAATCGAAAGTACGTTGCAGGTGGCCGGTCCCACGTGGGGCGCGCTGACCACTATTACACAGACGACGGTGGCGGCGGGCTCCAGTGCGTTCATCCCCATACAGTTGCCCACCGGCTGGGTGCGGGCTAACCTGTCGGCGGTCAGCGGCTGCACGGGTGCCATAACCGTTAACCTAGTGGCGTGCGCGCAGTGCGGCATGGAGCCGCCCAGCGGCATGCTGCCCGGTATTGTGCTGGACCCGCGCACGTACGGGGCGCGGGTGGACGGCGTGACAGACGACACAGCGGCAATCTCAGCGGCCATCAGCGCGTGCCCGTCCGCAGGGTGCACGATCACCATGCCGGCACCCATGAAGTTCGGCGCGCTGACCAACACCAAGCCGATCTTCTTTGACCTGCAAGCGGGTTCGTACACCGTCATCGACGGGGCCACCGCCCCTGGTATCTCTGACGTGAGCCACTACGGCGGCATCTGGAAGGGCAAAGGCCCCACGGCCACCAAGTTTCTGTGGGCGGGCAGCACCCGCAACCCGATGTGGTATATCGCCGACACGCAGCGCACCGTGTACCAGGACTTCTCGATCAACCCCACGTCGGCCGCACCGCTGAACGTGGCGTTCTTCCTCGAGAACGACGCATCGCAGGGCGTAGTGAACCCGCGCATGCGCGTCTTCCGCAACATCACGATCGATGGCACCACCAGCGGCGCGTCCTCCGGGCTGCTGACCAAGGTGGTGGACTACGCCAACCCGTCCAACGCGGCGTGCACGGCCAATCTGGTGCCGTGGTACTGCTGCACCGGCAACGCCACGGGCAACTGTGTGACAGGGTCGGACACCAACAACGACACCGACCTGTGGGAACAGGTGGCCATTCAGAACGGCGCGACGGCGTCGGTGGGCTGGACGATCGAACATAGCCAGAGCGTGGCGCACAACTTCCTCAACTGCCGCATGAGCACGCTGGGCTATGGGTTGCAGACGACCACGGGCGGCTTTGCCACGTGGGTGGGCGGCAACGGCGGCAGCAACGCCGGCGGGGACTTCTACTTGGGCACGCCGCCCAACCGTGGCGTGACCATCATGGGCTGGGACTCCGAGAACTCTACCGGGCCGCTGCTGTTGACGGCAGGGCCGTCCAGCGGTGAGTGGCCGGTCAACTTGATCGGCAACCGGTTCAGCGCCAACGGCTTTATCACCAACGCCACGTGCACCGGTGCCGGTGCGCCGCAGCCGTGCTGCACCGGCGTGGGTGCGGGGTACTGCGACACGGTGGTGTACGTGCAGAACTCCGGGCCGGTGAACATCATTGGCAACTATCTGGGCCTGTCAACAGCGGCCATCACTATCGTCAAGACGAATACCGGCAGCAACGCCGACATGACGGTGAACGTGCAGGGCAACTACCTGCTGTCCACGTCGGCTACGCCGCTGGTGGCGGGACACAACACGCACGAGCGATTTATTGTGCGCGGCAACCGGCTGAACAACAACGGCACGCACGCCACGCTGGCCGACTGGGACAGTTACCTGGGCATGGCGCAGGCCAGCCTGGCCAGCTTTGCGCCGATCAACGGCACGATCATGTACTGCACCGACTGCACGGTGGCCAACCCGTGCGCCAGCGGTGGCACCGGAGCACTGGCCAAGCGCCTGAACGGCGTGTGGGTGTGCAACTAGCTATGGCCGACCCAGCAGACAGCGAGCCGAAGTTCCCGTACCAGCCCACGCAGGCCGACACCGACGAGTTGGCCCAGCAGCTTTTAGACAATCTGGTGTCCAACTACAACGACGGCGGCGCGCAGTTTGACGCCCGCCGTGCCGCCCGTCAGGGGCCGGCTACGCGTAGCATGCCGCACGACCCTGCCACGCTGGCGGCGGTGCGTAAGGTGGCCGGCACCGAGCGCCCACCGCCGCCCAAGCCCCGCCGCGCCCCGCGCGACCGGGCGACGCGCCGTGCCCTACGGCTAAAGCGAGAGGGCGGCAGTAGCACGTGACGACCCCCGCGTTAGCTTTGTGCCCGCAGTGTGCGTTAGCGCCGTGTGGCTGCGCCGTGTGGGCGCAGCTGGAGGCCGGTGCGCTAGAGGCCGGGTCTCCCGACCAACCGCGCGATGCCCGTGGCCGCTGGTCCAGCACGGGGGTGCTGTACCATGTGACGTTCACCGAGCACGTGCCGTCGATTGCGAAGATGGGACTCGTGCGCAAGGCGGCACCCACCAACTGGGCTCCGGCGGGCAAAGCGGGCACGCGCTACGGCGGCGGACAGCACTTTGCCTTTACCCACCGGGCCGACGCCTTGCGGTGGGCCGGCAAGATGGACTGGGAGTTCAACAAGAAGTTCGGCAGCGGCAAGATCTCCCTGGTACACGTGCGCGAGCAGCGTGGCTGGAAGGAGGATGAGGCCGACCCACTGAGCCAGGCGGGTAGCCACGGCACGTGGCTGAAGCGCAGTACCGACGTGCCCGCCAGCGACATACTGAAGCACGAAGTGGTGACGGACGAGATGATCCGCCATCGCGAGGACGACCTGAAGTCGGAAGCGGCCGTGCCGGTGTGCGAGCAGTGCCACCAGCCGCACCCCGCCGACGAGCCGTGCGTCGAGGCGCGCGACGTCAGCGACGAACCCCGTGGCCACGGCGGCAAGTGGGCCAAGCTGTCCGAGCAGATTGAAGAGGCGCTGTACCCGCACGACAAGCGCGGGCGGAAGATCTTCAAGCAGATTGGCCCCATGTGGAAGATCAGCGGCCAAACCGACGCGCCGCTGATTCCGCCGTTCGACGAGCCCGAGGACCCCGCCACGCTGCCCAGCAGCTACATACAGCCGTTGACGCAGCCCTGTGGCCAGTGCAACCTGCTGCCGTGCGGCTGCAACACGCCGCCCCTTACGGCCGAAGCCGTGCTGGCTGCCGAAGCGGCGCTGCTGGCCTACTCCGAGGACCAGGAGCGTAACGCGCAAGGCCGCTGGACGTCTGGCGGCGGTACGGTAGAGGCCGGCCCCCCGGCGTGGCACGATGGAAAGTACGCTGGGCTGACGCAGTCGGAATGGGACTCGTGGGCAGAGTCGGCGCTGGACCTGACGGAGTCCTGGCGCGGCAACAAACCAAGCGTCAGCACGATGGGCACCGAGATGGGGCCGAAGGACTGGGAGGAGGGCACGTCGATAGTCGGCCGCATCCAAGACGCTGCTGCGCAGGGGACGGTGGAACTACCGGCGGGCAAGGCGCTGCTGCGTGCCGAAGTATTTGAGAAGCCCGCCGAGATGTGGGCGCGCTACGGCGGCGACACGGTGACGTACCGCGTACCGACCAGCTTTACCAGCGAGCCTACCGTGATGAAGGACTACCTGAGCACGTGGCAGGAGTTCCTTGACCACCCGGTGCCGGTGGTGGTGCACTTGGAAGCGCCCGAGCGCCGGTACGCAGGCGTCACCTTTCCGTCGTGGCCCGAGCAGGGCAGGCCCCGAGAGCAGGGCAAGGCGTTCGAGTTGATCGTGCCTGCGGCGCGCACCTACCACGTGGCCAGCCACCCGCATCAGGACGGTTACGGCAACTGGCACGTCACGTTGCGGCAGGACCGCATACCGCACACCGCAGCCACCTTCACTGCCGCAGCTGCGGAGTGGGAGGAAGAGGAACACCCGCGCGACCCTGCCGGCAAGTTCACGCAGGGGGCGGGCGGCTTGCGCATCTACCACACGCTGGCGGACGTCAAGGAGATCAGCGACTGGGGCGCAAAAAAGTGGCAGTGGCGCGGCCACGGCGACCTGCTGCGTGGCAAGCCAATCGACCACGACGATCTGCCCGACACGCTGTACCATGCCACCACGGCGCTGGACGCGCTGCACAAGGCTGATGCTCTGGTAGCACAGGACGCTGACAAAGGCTTGGGTGGTGGCACGCGCCCTGGCGTCAGCCTGACGCGCAACCGTGCCGACGCCGAGCTGATTACTACGGCGCTGCTGCGTGGCCACGAGATCGTCACCCAAGCGCACGATGAGCCTGCCGTCAAGGAGATGCTGACGCGGTTTGCGCGCCAAGACGAACGCGATTCCGGCGTGCCGCAGGGGTCGCTGGATCGTGCCGTCGAGGCGGCGGTGTTCAACTACCACGTGAACGCTGGTAACGAGTATCCGGGCAGTGAGCCGCTGGCCACGCGCGCACCGGGCCTGGCACGGGATGCGTACAACTTCTACCTGCAGATACGCGACACCGACGGGCTGAAGCTGTGGGAGGCCGCGCACCCTGGCCCCAACGTGTACCGGCGCTACCAGAACGAGAGTGACTCGCCGTTGCGCAACCCGATGGTCTTCACGCCGACGGAGCAGCTTGCGGCTTTTGAGCCGAAGAACATTGGCATCATTTCGGTGTCCAAGAGCGCCATCCCGCGCGAGGCGCTGCTCGAACCTGGCGACGAGTACCTGCACGAAGTGCGCGTGCATGCCGACGTGCCGCTGCGCGGTGCCAACTTAGCTGCCGAGGCTGACGACCTGGACGCCGAGGCCGAAGGCCACCACACCTGGGACGAAGTGCTGCACCCCCGCGACGAGCGAGGGCGGTTCACCACCGCTGGTGGTGCGAGTGACGATACCAAGGTGCACATCAGCCGCCGAGATGTTGCGGACCGTGCGCACGTAAAGGACCCGGTGCCGTTGGAGCACCAGCTGACCAAGCAGGAGACGGGCCGGCTGGGCGAGCGGCTGACGGTGCAGTACCTGCGGCAGCACGGGTTCAAGGACGCGCGGTATCTCAACCACGTGAAGCCCAACGAGGCTGCCGACATCATTGCGGACCACCTAGTCATTGAGGCAAAGGCCGGACTGGTCAGCAACAGCACTGGCGCGCAGAAGTGGCGCAGCAGCATCGGCGGTGTGACCAAGAAAGAACGCGAGATGATGGCGCGCATGACGCCCGAGCGGCGCAAGGCGTACAACTTGCGCAAGGCGCGAGACATCATGCTGCGCAAACAGGAGCTGATGGCCAAGACGGCCCGCCAGCTGCACCACGACGTGCGTGGCGGCACCTTCGGCTGGATCATCGACACCGACCGCCACGTGGCGGACCTGTACCGGTTCGAGGGTTTTCACAAGCGGGTGGGCTGGCACGGGCGTAAGGTGAACGGCCAGCCGGTGAAGGATACGTATGTGACGTCGGTGCACTTTGACGGGCCGCTGAAATGAAGCCACTCGACGAGATGACCCAGGACGAGTTGGCCGACGCTGCCTGGGCAGCTGCCCAGCCCGAGATCGACCGCTACATGCTCAACTGGGAGCGTGGCCTGGTGCGGCACTTTCTCTCGACTGACCTGGACGCCGACGCCCGCACCGCCCTGACCGAGCGTGCCGTGCAGTTGGGCATGAACCCCGACGACCCGGAGGCGTTGGCCCCTGGCGAGCAGCATACCGGCGGCGAAGAGCTGACGGCCGAGTTTGACGACAGCGCGCACCCCCGTGGCGGCAACCCCGCCAACACCGGTGAGTTCTCCACGGCACCGGGCGGTGGCGAGGGTGCCAAGCCCACGCCTGCCGAGGAGCAGCCCGCCTGGAAGAAGACGTGGGCCGCGCCCCCGTGGCACGAACGCGACCTGGTGAATATCAACGACTTTCGCGAGTGGCTGAAGGAGCGTGACCTGAACCCCGACGTGGCCACCGCGCTGACCGAGGGACTGTGGCAGGCCGTGCCGGAGGACCAGCGCGACGGCTTGACGCCCGAGGTTCGCGTAGACCGCGCCGGCCCCGACACACGCGAGATGCGCCTGACGCTCGACGGCGACCGCGTGGACGACGAGGATGGCCCGCCGCAGTACGAGAACTGGGGCGACGTCGAGAATGCCGGGTTGGAGAACGAGGCGTGTGACCACTGGATGGAAGATACGCGCAGCGACTTTGAAGACGACGTGGTGCGCAGCTGGCGCGACGGTGGCGAACCCAACCACATCGCCATGGAGCGGCTACTGAACAACAACCATGAGTTTGAGCAGGCGGTGGCCGAAGGACTACAGGATGTTGGTGTTACCATTGATCCGCATGTGCACTACGGTGCCGACACGGATCGGCTGAACGTGGATCAAGATACACGCACGTACCACAGCAACAATGGGTACGGTGTGTACAGCGCCGATGACGACCCGCCCACGGTGGTGGACCCCAAGGTGTTTGCCACGCTCAAGTTCGAGGACGAAGCCCCCGAGGGCTGGCACGGCCCGTGGCCCCCGTACGAGCCGACCAACCCCATGCAGCTGGAGTTGGGCACGTGGGAGCCCAGCACGGCGCAAGAGAAGTTCATGGCGTGGGCGAACAGCCGCGTGGCCGAGCATCTGTCCGAGGAAGCCGAGCGGCATGCCGACGACGTGGAGATGCCCAGCGACGAATTGCGCGAGCGCATTACCGAGGACCAGGAGTTGATGTGGGACCAGATGAGCGACGAGGAACACTGGGCGCACGTCAGCAGCTACTATGAGGACCAGCGCCGCGAGCGTACCGATTACGCCGCAGCCGCCACGCTGGATATCACCATTACCGCCAGCGAGAAAGACGCTGGAAAGCCGAGCGCAGCGGTGCACGTGGACTACTTTGGCCTGCGCGACGACCTACAGGGCAAGGGCACGGCCACGCGCATGGTGGGGCAGCTGGGGCAGCTGGCGTCGAGTCTGGGCATAAAGGGCCTGGCGTTCGAGGCAACCACCAGCCCCGGCGCTATGAACGGCGCGTACACGTGGGCCAAGCTGGGGTTTCCGCCGGCAGACCCGCACAGTTGGGAGTATCAAGACAAGCGGTTCCGTAATTGGCTGGCCGAAGCGCACCCTGGGGCGGCAGCCGAAGTAGAGAAGCGGTATCCAAAGATGATGCAGCCGGTGGACATGGCCAACTTCACTGACTCGACCGGTAAGACCCTGGGCAAGGAATTTATGAGTACGCACCACATGCAGTGGAGCGTACAGCTGGCCACATGACCACCAAACCCCCCAACTACTTGAACACGCCGGCCTTTGCGCGCGAGGCGGGCGTTGACCCGCAGCCGTACACCCCGCAGCAGCGGCGCGCGGCCATACACCAGTGGTACGCCAAGCGCCGCAAGCAGCGCACCGTGCAGGCCGCGCACGACGTCACCGAGGAGGCTCGAGACGCTGCCGGCAAGTGGACGAGCGGTGCCGGTGTGGCCAGCGACCCGACCGCCACGCAGCGGCGCATCAACATACGGCTGCATGCCGGTGGTGGCGTGCTCGACGTGGCCGATGTAAAGGCGCTGCACAAGGCGTGCGAGACGGTGGGCATTCCGTATGCCGGCGTCGAACAGCTGATGAGCCTGGGCCAGATCTGCAAGGACGCCGGTGTGCCCGTCACCAAGGTGGACACGGTGCTGGGGTTCTCCAAGTCCTCGTCGGGCGACCCGCCGGAGCTGTCGTTCTCGCAGTTCGTGATGAATGGGCGTGACGTAGTGGCCGAAGTCGAACGCGAGTACCGGGACGGCGTGTTGGACCTTACTTCACTGCACGTGGACCATGAGTACCAGGGTCAGGGCATCGGCAGTGCGTATCACAATGCGTGCTACAAGGCGGCGGCGGCGCTGGGTGCGGACCACATCAGCATGCTGGCCATGAGCGACCCACACGGTGGCATGAACGGCGCGTACACGTGGGCCATGCAACCAGGGTGGAAGTTCAGCACGCCGAGTTCTCGCGAACGCGCGGTGGCCAAGTTCAGCAAGTGGATGCAACAGGAGTACCCGGAGATCAAGCTACCCGACGAAGCCCTGCGCAACTTGCACACGCCGCACGACATCGCCACGTTCCGCGTGCCGCACGACGACCCGCACGGCTACGCCGACCAGGCCGTGGGCAAGAAGTTTCTGCTGGGCGAGGTGATGTGGTACGGCGTGCGAGGAGTACAACCATGAGCAAGCAACGCCCCCGGCAACGTGCTGACTACCAGCAGACGCCGGAGTTTGCACAGGAGATGGGCTGGGACGACAACCCGCCGCCCACGCCAACGGACATGCCGACCGACGAGGACGTGGAAGCCGAACGCCAGCGGCTGTTCGGCAACGCCGAATGACGTACCGCAGCTGGCCCCAGCTGGCCGACCGCCTGGTGGACGCGTGGCGGCAGGCGTTGAACCTGGCCGTTACCGAGTACAGCCGCCGCCTACGGTGCGCCAGCGTACTGGCCGAGGCCGCAGGCGGTGCGGCGGTGCAGTGGGCCATCGACCACGCTGGGCGCAACGTGTTCATGGAGCAGCTGGTGTTGCCCGTGGCCCAGCAGCATCACGGCGTGGGGCACCGGTACATGCGCCGCGCCGAGGCGATTCTAGCGATGAGCGGCATCCGCGCCGTGTACGTGTTGGCGGTGAGCAACACCGACGACGAGCAAGCCACCTACCGGGGCGCTTACGTGTGGGCGCGCTGGGGCTATGCGTGGGCGGGCACGGCGGTGCAGTATCGCACGCTGCATCGCTACGCGCGGTGGGCCGGCGTGCCGTTTACGCGCGTGGACGGGTTGACGCCGTTTGGCCTGTCGGAATGTGGGCCGCGGCGGCAGCGTAGCGGCAAGGCGTTTCTGCTGGGCGGGGACGGCAGCGTGTCCTGGGCTGGGTGCAAGTCCCTTGATCAAGGGGCCTATACGCATCGTGGGCCGTGAGGTAACAACCACGTAAGGTTGGCGGAGTTGCCCCCACGGCGGGTAACAACTTGCAGAGGGAACGCATTCCATGACGATGCAACTGTGCGCGGCATGTTCTAACTCGCTCAAGGCCGGCGTGCTCCCAACGCAGTGCCCCGCCTGCGGTGTGGTGCTCAACAGCGTAGCGCCACCTGGGTGGGAAGAGACCGTCACCAAGATGAAGGAGCACCCCGAGATTGACAATCCGTGGGCGCTGGCTTGGTACATGAAGAACAAGGGCGACACGCCCGGTGGCAGCGACGACAAGAAGAGCAAAGCCGCTGCCGACGGTGCGGGGCCTGGCGCGGCTACCATGCCGGCGGTGTTCTCTGATGCGTGGGGCGCGTTCACGGCCATGCGCGCCGCATCCGAGGAGCCGCCGCACGGTGAGACGCACGCGCCGGAGGGCGAGCACCCCGAGCCAGACGGCGACGAGCAGGTGACCAGCGACAAGACGTTCAAAGAAGTGGCCGCTATGTACGCGTCCGCCGCACCGACGCGCACGTTGCGCCTACCGCGTAGTCGCCTGCGCCGGGAATTAGCTGGCCTGCCAGCACCGCTACCGGCGTTGGAGGCACGGGCCGACCCGTCGTCTGGTGCCTGCCCGTCGCCGGGTGGCGGGTCGGCACTCGTGCTAGCGCCGTTGTCGTTGCAGGCGCAGATCGGCGCGTATGCCTTCTACGCCGAGCAAGACGACCCACACCCCAACATCGTGCCGTTCAAGGCCACGCTGCACCCTGTGGACCAGCCCAGTGACCGTCCGCCCAACGGCAGCAACGGCCACTTGGTGATGATCCCGCACGACGTAGCGGCTGCCAGCCTGCAAGACCTGATTGGCATGCCGATCAACGTGCAGAGTGGCATGATGGCCGGCCATGCCACCAAGCAGCCCATCGGCGTGATCACGCATGCGGCCATCGGCGAGGACCCTGCGCCGCAGTACGCGGTGCCGGGGTTCCGCGCGGACCCGCACAGCGTCACGATAGCGGGCCACCTGTGGGCCAAGAACTTTCCGGCCGAAGTGGCGCAGCTGCGCAACGCGGCCCGCGCTGGGCTGATGGGCACCAGCTACGAAGTGAGCCACGTGGACGTAGAAGACCCCCGCCAACCGGTGTGGACGGTGCGGGGCATGCGATACACTGGTGCTGCGGCGTTGCAACGCGGCGCAGCGGCTTATCAACAGACGCAGCTAGCCGCCGAGGCGATGCAGGCAGCGAGCGTCACGGTCAAATTCGACAAGGAGGAGCAAGCGATGACGACTCCCGCTGTACAGGCGATGCCCGGTGGGCCGCAGCCTGCCTATGCGCCGCAGCAGCCCCAGCAGCCGGCAGTGCCGGGACAGCCGCCCGTGATGGGCGCACCCGTGGCCGCGCCAATCGTTCAGCAACCCGTGGGTGCAGCTGTAGGGCCGTTCTTCCAAAGCAACGGCGGCGGTGGTGGCGGTGGTGGCCAGACGATGGCTCCGGTGCCGCAGGTACAGCCGCTGAGCGGTGGCCCGCCGATGCCGCCCGCCCCTGCGCCGCACCCGGCGATGCCCGGTGGCGCGCCCAACACGGCCATGCCCCCAGCCGCGCCGGCCCCCGCGCCCATGCCGCCGCACCCTGGTGCAGCGCCGGCCACGGGCGCAGACCCGGCGATGGTCAACGCAGTGTCGCAGGCCGTCATCGGCCAGCTGATGCCCCGCCTGCAAGCCATCGAAAGCGTGGTGGCCCAGCTGGCCATGAAGCCTGGCGACGCCCCCGAGGAACAGAATCTGAACAAGCAGGCCGACCAGGCTGACGACAAGGCCAAGGGCCTGAACAAGGACGCCAGCGACGCCCAAGGGCAGGCCGCTGCCCTGGCCGGACAACTGAGCGCCGCTGCCACCCCGCCGTTGGCGCCCGCGCAGCGCAAGGAGCTGGCCGCGCAGCACGCCACCGCGCTGAAGCGCGTGACCGAGTGCTCGGCGCAGGCGCAAGTGTGGCGCGCACGCGCCCTGATTCTGCGAGCCAACGCAGCCGGGTTTGGCCCGCTGTTGCAGGCGATGGCCGCGCTGGTGACCGACGAGAACGTGGAGAACCGTAAGCTGCTCACCGACCTGGGCACCAAGGTGGACAAGGTGACCGGCCTGATCACCGACAAGAAGGGCGGCAGCGGTGCCCCCGGCCAGGGCGGGCGCGAGAACGGCGTCAGCCCGAAAGACAGCGCACCGGACGGTGGCGGCACCGACATCGCCCCTGGCGAAAAGGAACCGACCGACGTCAAGGCTGGCGCGGCCCGCTCGCTGATGCCTGCGCCGCAGCGCAAGTCGCTAGCTCCCGAGACCATGCGCACGCTGGGCAAGTTCGATCAGCTGCAAGCCTCCGCCGATGGCAGCTACGAGGAAGGTGCCCTGGACGCTGCACTGAGCAAGCACAGCATCCCGGTGAGCAAGCGCATCGCCATCAAAACCGACCTGCAAGACCAGGGGCTGCTCCGCGGCAAGCCCTCCAAAACGCCAGCGACCGGGCTCTGAAACCCCGTCGTCCGATAGCAACACTGTTGACCGCAGCAACCGTATCCCACCAACCCATTAGGAGGACACAGTACAATGGACCACACCATTCAGGGTCGCGTCTCCTATGGATTCGTGTCGGGCGAGATGGGGGTACCAGCCCCTGGTGGCCAGATACTGTCCATGGGGCAGGTGCTCGAGAAGCACCAGCTGGCCACGCGCGACTACCGCGTCGCCTACATGCAGGCGCAGGCAGCGCAGCGTGGCATCACCGTAGCGGAACTGCAAGCCGCTGCGGACTTTGCCGGTCCCGGGGTCATCGAACTGCCGAAGTTCGAGACCGAGATCCTGGACATGGTGCGCCGTCGCGGCGTGCTGGGGCAACGCATCCGCAACGTGCCCAGCACCGGGCAACCGGGCCGGTACTTTGAGCAGCGCACCATCGCGTTCGGCGCGTTCACCAATCCGCGCCTGATCGCACAGACCGCCGAAACCCCGCAACGCTCGGAGCGCGCCATCAGCATGAAGGCGATCTCCATGCAGATCAACTTCGGCCTGTTCGACGTGGAAGTCACCCGGCAGCAGGGTATGTTCTCGAGCCTGGTGGGCAAGGACGTGGAGGACGGCATCACCGGCATGCTGCGCACCAGCGACATCGCGCTGTGGTCCGGCAACGATACCGACCTGGCCAACCCCACCACCACGCAGTACGTGGGCGGGTTCACGCAGATCAACCGCACGTTCAGCATCGGCCCGACGGCCAGCATCGTCGATGGGATCAAGGCGGAAATCGCCAGCATCGTGTCGAACCGCGCCTTCGAGGCGAAGGTCACGGCGCTGTACGCACACCCGCAGATGGCCGACCTGATCGACCAGGAAGAGCGCCAGAACCACCGGCAGATCAGCGAAGTGGACGTCACCAACCGGGACAACGAAGTGATCGCCGGGGTGCGCGTCCAGGCGCTGACCACCGCCGCTGGCAAAATCCCGATCATCCCCGACTGGTCGCTGCCCGCACCGGCCCTGATCACCACTGGCCCCAACACCGGCAGCCACAACTACTACTGCGTCATCGTCTCCGAGGACCTGATCGAGTACCACTACATCACCACCCCGGAGCCGCGCGTGTTCGTCCTGGGACTGCTGGGCAACTTGGCCACCCAGTACGTGGGCGTGATGTTCGGCGCTCCCGTGTTCAAAGGCAAGGCCGATCCGGGCACCAGCGCCGAAGTGGACGCCAACCGCGTCACCTACGCGCACAGCGTGGGTACCATCGTTCGGCCGTAGCACCCACTGCTGTTCGAGCAGCCGAAAGGAGGCAACAGCAATGGCGACCAAGGACCCGCACCACCCCGAACAACACCCGCACGCCCAGCCGGCAGTGAACGATCCGCGCAAGTTCCCGTCCACCGTGGAGCCAAAGACCCACCACGCCGGCGACGAACACCAGTGGCCCGCTGGCAAGGCACCGCCCGACGCCAAGGAAGATCAGCCGAGCGTCAAGGCGGTGCACACCGAAGAGGAAGCCAAGCAGGCAGCCGCAGAGGCGCAGTGGCCTGCGGGCAAGCCACCGCCTGATGCTCCGGCGGCGGAGCCGGTGATCAAACACCGGGACTACGGCATGGACCCCGAGGTTGGCAAGCCCAAGGCCGGCGCTGACGCTGCCGCGTGGGTCGATTACTTTCTCGCCAAGCACAAGGGCAAGCTGAGCGGCACAGCGGCGCGGGCCGCACTCCTGGACTTGTTGGAGTCGTACAGCGGTGGCAAGGCACCGCCCAAGGCCGCAGCTGCGGCCGACGAGGAGGATACGCCCACCAAGCACGACCCGCACGCTGCACCGCCGCACGCTGACCCGCACAAGAAGAAGTAACGGGCCGGCACCAACTGCCGGAAGGAGACCAGTGACATGGCTGATGTGAAGATAGTAACCCGTCGGGGCGAGTTGGCAGGCCCCAACAGTGAGGACGGCCACGACCAACGCCGGGGCATCCACACCGTGTACCTGGCGGACGAGTCCAGTGGCCAGGACGATGCGGGCAACTACCGCAAGCAGCGCGTCGTGTCGTTCATGAAAGGCCGCAACGATGCTGTGCCCGCCCAGCTGCTGGAGCAGCTGCGCGCAGCCGGATTCTGCAAGTAGTCCCTGGGGAGAAGCCACGCAGGGTACGACACGCGATGGAAACCGTAAGCAAAGGCGCGACGTTGCATACGGTATGGTCGCTGTACGACCCTGCGTCCCCTACCACCCTGGTGGACCCAGACGAGTACCCCGAGGCACCGCGCTTCAACGTCTATGACGTCGATGGCATTACACCGGTCACGGGCTTTAGCGATTTTCTGTACACCTTGCGCCGAGGGCCTGGCGTGTTCTCGCTGAACCTCCCCATTCCGTTGGCGGGCACGGTGATGCCGCCCACGGCGTTCGGCAAGTACTACACGCTGCGACTGAACACCGGCAGCCGCAATGGCCAGAACCTTGTGCAGAGCGATGGCAGCCAGCCGGAGTTCCAGTTTGCGGTGGAAGATACGGCCAACGCCTACCTGCCCGACCGCCCGTACACCACGCCCGACGAGATGGTGAACCTGTACGGCATCGACGGCCCACCCACGGTGCAGCAGGTACGGTTTGCGCAGGGCCTGTGCGACGACTGGATGCACCGCAGCCTGTGGCCGAGCATCTTTGAGAAGGAACGGTACAACGTACAGCCGGACCGCAACTTGGTGCTCCTGTCGCACCGGCCCATCACGCGCATCTTCAGTGTGCGCGCTAACGACCCGGTTGACGCCAGCGGCGTGGTGGGGCGCTACGGCTACGGCCGACGAGACCGCCGCACGCTGAACCAGATCAACGCCAACTACCTGAGCGTCATGGCCGTGCTGGGCAGCCCGCCACGGTTTGTGCCCATCCGCGCTGAAGACATCGAATTCAACCCGTACACTGGCGAGTGCTGGTTGCCCAGCGGGTTCTTCCTGGTGAACTACAGCCAGGTGGAATTCACGTACGAGGCGGGCTTCCGTGTCATTCCGGAGCGGGTGAAGCGCGCCGTGGCCGTGACGTTGCAGTTTGTTCGGCTGAAGGGCTTTGGCCCGCTGATGAACTGGACGGTGGGCCGCGTGAGCCACGCCACCAAGGACCCAGACATCCTGCCTGGCGAAGTCAAGCGCATGCTCGAACCCTACCGCAGCAAGTATTGGGGCTGACGTTACTATGTACATGCACCAGGACATGCACATCAGCCCGTGGTCCCTACCCACGTGGCAGCAGCTGACGTTCTTCCGGAACGTTGGCGGCGTCAACGACCTGGGCGAAGAACTGTACAACCCCTGGCCGTACTTGCAGCTGCACTGTCACGTGCAGCCGGAAGGCAACAGCAAGATACTCAACAGTCGGCTGGCCAATACCTACGCGCAAATGTACTACGTGTGGATTCGGGGTGACGTGTCGATACGTCGCAATGACCGCACTGTGGTTGAGAACGCCGAATGCGTTATCGAGACGGTGCACCGCTGGGGTGGCCACACCGAGCTGGAAGTTGGCGCAATCATGCCCGCTGGGGACACGTCACCGCTGCCATGAGCGCCGCTAAACGCATTGTCGAGGAACAGGCGTGCCGGTTGCCGCGCAGCCGGTATGAATGCCCTGCGTGTGGAGAACTGACAGATCGCCCTCGTGCACTGTGCGAAATCTGTGCAGAACAACTCGATAAAGAAGACGCTCGCAAATGACGCCGCACCGCCGCCACTTGCTGCTGACCGTGAAGACCGCCATGGACTCCGTGCCGTTGCTGTACGCGCGATTCCGCCGTGCGCTGCTGGCCGACGCGCGCACTGGTGGACCAGCGGCTGTGCAGCGCCAGTACATGGCGCGCTTCCGCCAGTACGTGGCCGAGCCGCGCCGTGCGCTGGTGGTGGCGGTGGCGCACAGGGCGGCACGGCTGCGGGCAGCCGCTATGGTGGCTGGAGCGCACGCGCACCCGTGGGTAGGGCACCCGGCTGCTCCAACGGCTGCGGTGGCCGCTGCGGCCCAGCGCGTGGCCTTACGCGCCTTGACGCACCAGCGTCGGGGTGGCTGGCGCATTACCGACCTGGAGTGGCCTAGCGACCGCTACGTGCAGGGGCTGTTCTTCAGCACGTGGGACGCGTGGCGTCGCCGTGCCGGCGGCACCGCACTGCGCGCTGCTGCGGACGACGAGGACGCCGACGTTGACGAGGATGCCCCCAGCATTGACCCCGCCCGCCGCAAGATTGCGTACCCGTTTGATGAAGACGTAACCGACATCGATCCGGAAGAACTGGTGGACGACGCCCTGGACGACGTGGTGGTAGGCCGTGGCGAGTACTATGCCGTGGCGGGCATCCGGGACCTGGCCCGCGAGGCGGACCACTTGATGTCCGCTATGGAAACAGCTGGCCTGGCTCCGCAGATCATCGGGTGGCGTTGGACCCTCAGCGACTCGCACAAGTACAGCAAGCAGGGCGACGAAGTGTGCGAGATGCTGGCCACGGCCGACGTGGGCCACCCGCACGGCCCTGGGGTGTACTACGATGCGTTTCTGCCCAAGAGCCACCCCAACTGCATGTGCGACCTGACCGAAGAGTGGGCCGACGACGATGAGTTGGACGACCCAGATTGGGAACCACCGGAACCGGACGACGATTACGAGGACCAGGTGCTGGCGCTGCCGGGGCAAGACGACGGCGACGGCTCAGGCATGTTTGCAAGCGCCGCGTAGTGCGGCTACAGAGAGGAAGGAGAACGGAAAATGGCTGGAACGTTGATGACGGATCTCAAGGCAGTCGCCACGGCGCTGGTGGTTCCCACCGATCAGCAGGGGCCTGGGGGCTTGCCGGTTGGCGTAGACCCGGTGATCCTGGTCGACACGGCGATCAACGGCGTGCGAGACATGCTGCGCATCGCCAACGAGATCAACCGCGTGTTGCCCGCCGGCGCGGCCAAGACTGCGATGTCTGTCGTGCTAACCGACTTGACGTAGCGGAGAGCGTCTCTCGCGCCCTTCACCGCGAGAACGGGCGGCGTGGGCGTCAGCTGAAGCGAGTGTGATTCTCCCGATCACTACTCAAGAGACCGGCTGACCCCACGCCGCAGCATCCTATGTCCCAAGCCGACGACATAGCTGCGAGTCTGCAACAGCGGTGCGATGCGATGGCCGATGCGTTGCTGCCCATCTGCCGTGACGTGAACGCGGTGCTGGAGCACTACGTGCGCGACCAGATTGGCATCCACGACCACTCGCTGAAGGACTTGGCCAAGTTGGGTCACCCGTACCGCGTGGCCGGTGGCGGCTACATGCGCCAGAACAAGAAGGGCCAGTGGCAGGGCGGCATACACAAGGAAGCCCGCTTGCAGCGCGAGCAGTCCCTGGGCCACGACATCAAGCTGGTGCACGTACAAAGCAAGACGCTGTGGGATGCCCTGTACAACCGCGTGAATCGCGTCGGCAACAGCATTCTCGCGGTGGTGGGCGTGGATATACAGAAGGCTCCCTATGCCCCGTGGATCATCAAGGGCACGCGCCGCATGATCCCCCGTGACTTTCTGGGCATTGGGGCGCTGCGAGCCCGCAGCGAAATCCATGCCACCTTGCGCGTCGGCATCAACGATGTGGCCAAGGCCGTGGGCGCACAATGATCGAGTTCAAAAGCCGGGTGCGCTCTGTGCTTCTTGCAGATGCCGCGTTAGCGCCAAAGCTGGCCTGGGCTCCTGGTGCTACTCGTGATCATCGGGCCGTGTTCCTCAACCATCTCTCTGCGGTCTCTAAGGTTAACTACCCGGCCATCTCGCTCTATTGGGAAAGCGGTTCGGATCAGCATGTGGTGTTTGCGATGAAGGGCCAGCTGTGGGTGGACATCTGGGTGTGGGAAACGCCCAGCGACCCCGGCACGGTAGGTGGACTGAGCGGGGCGTACTCGATTTACTACGACGTGCGCCGCCTGCTGCACCGCCAGCACCTGACGGCCCTGTTGCACAGCGCGCCGTACTGGCTGGTCAACTGCACCGAGCAAGAGTCCTGCTTCATGGAAGATTTCGACGAGCAACAGAAGCTGTACCACGTGGCCAGCAAGTACACGGTGGAATTAGCGCCCACGGGTGCGGAAGATGCGGTGCCCAACTGATGCTCTGGCTAGCCGCACTGGGCGTGATCGTGACGGCGGGCTTCTGGGTGGCGTGGGCACGCTGGACGGAAATGCGCGTGCGGCAACTGGAACAGCGTGTAGCGGACGTCTCAAGACTACTGGGCTTCCGCCCACTGCCGACTGATGACTCCACCAAGCGCAACATCTTGGACCCGATCGCTTATGCGTCGCCTGACGAACTTACTGGCGAAGCCAACACACACCGGGCGCACACTCGCCGTATGCGCGAGCCCCGCAACATCTTCACCGATGGGAGTTGAACAGATGGCAACCAATCCAGCACCACCGCACGACGGGGCGGCAGACACCGACTCTGCCCCGCAGGTTCCCAGCAGCGGCGTCACCACGGCACCGGCAGACCCCACCAAGCCACCGGAAAAGTTGGTCAAGCTGCGCCGCAAGCGGCCTACGCCGCTGGCTGGCGAAGAGTTTGTGACGACCAAGGACGGCAAGAGCGTCGCCGTCTTCTACGATGGCCTGGGGCAGTTTCCGCAAACGGTAGCCGATGCGTTGGTGGCGCAAGGCGATGCCGAAGTCGTACCGGAGCCTGCTGCCGCGCCCAGCAGTGCCGCACCCAAGAAGTAACACTCCACCGCCTATAAAAGGAGGCCCAGTATCATGGCGAGACAGATTTTCCCGTTCGGCTCCGGTCGGATGTTCCTGAAGCAGGCCACCGACCTGGGGTACATTCGCGTCGGTGTAGCCGCCATGCAGGAAGGCAGCTGGGCCGTCGAGACGGATATCAAGCAGTTGCACGGTGCCAACCGCTTCCCGGTGGACGTGCGCACCGGCATGGGCAAGATAGACGGCACCGCCAAGTTCACCGACTGGGACCCGCTGGTGATTGGCTTGATTCTGCAAAGCCAGGTCATCCCCGGCGTGGACGTGGTGCACATCGTCAATACCGACGCCACCGGCAACCCGCTGGTGGCCGCAGCCACCGTGACGGTCACACCGCCCACGGTCAACACCATTGCCGGCCAGTTTCTGCGCAACCTCGAAGTGGTATACAAGGCCACCGGCACCACCCCTGCGGCGCTGGTGGGCATGCCGCTGACGCAGGTGACCACGGTCCCTAGCAGCCCGCCCAACACCGGCAAGTTTTCCGTTGCGGTGACTGCGCCTACGGCCACGTATAGCTTCGGCTCGGACGACGTGGGCTATGGCATCCAGATCACCTACGTGTACTCGGTGGCCAGCGGCACCGGCGTACAGAAGATCGATTGGAACAACGTCATCATCGGCCTGTCGCCGGTATGCGCTGGCGTGTTCCAGGGGATCAGCGATGCCAAGCAGATGGTCATGGAGCTGAACCAAGTGGTGCCCCACGGCTTGAAGTGGGCCAGCCGCATCGACGACTGGAGCCACATCGACATCGGCCTGAGCGCCTTTGCCGATGCCAACGACGACATTGGCTTCATCAACCTGCTGACCAACGCCACTGCGTCTTAGCGTGCTGCCAAGCTGGTCGCGCTAGTCGCATCCTGCGCACGGCTGCCTCCCAGCCTTCCCTGGGGGCAGTCGCTGATGCGCCGCCTCCTTTGCGGCTAGCGCGACCTGCACCCCCGCTATAGTGCTCTCGCCGTGCCCGGCCACGGTGGCAGCGCCCAACACCACCACCACCACCCAGGTGCGCTCCACGGAGCCCACCGCCAACAGTCTAGGAGGACCCTGCTATGGCTGACGATGCCGCTACTCCAACCCCTGTGCCGCCCACGCCGGCCCCACCGCCCACGTACCTGGACGCCGACGGGCAGTACATCGGCCCCGAGCCGTGGCCTGGCCTGAAGCGCAACCCCATCAGCGGTCGAGTGCTGGTGCTGGGTGGGTACAGCTTCTTTGTGCCGGCCATGCTGCTGCGTGACCTGAGCAAGACCGCTGCCGAAGGCTTGCTCAAGAAGATCGAGAAGGTGACTGTCGATGGCGAAGACTCCGCCCCCGTGGTGGAGGGCATTGCCGCTGCTGTGACCATTCTCGAGCGCAGTCTGCGCCGCAACTACCCGGAGATCACTCGCGATCAGATCGAAGAGTTACTCGACCTGGCGAACATGAACCAGATGGTGGAAGCCGTGTTCACCGCTAACGGCTTGCAGCTGAACCGCCCTCCGTGGATGCCGGTGGCCGCGCCTCCCGCGCCGGCGACTCCGACGAGGGAGGCAACGGTAGCGGAGATTCAGGAACCGCTGGTGAAAGCTACTACGGCCTAGACGACCCGCAGTTTTGGACAGAGCTGGAGTGTGCGTATGCCTCGGCATTCGGTTGGAGTCGCGAGCGCATCTACAACACGCTCGACCTGCCGCACTACCTGCGCACCGTGGGGTGGTGGGCCAAGCATCCGCCGCTGTTCATGCTGCCGGAGATCATTATCGAGGCGCTCAAGGCGTTCGGTGGTGGCGACCAGCAACGGCCAGACATCGGCACCGACGACTTGGGCAGTGGAGGCAGTGCAATGGGCTTGATCCCGCTGTTTCAAAAGGACGAACGCACCCGCGTGCAGGGTGCGCCGGCGGACTACTACGAGCAGATGGTGGCCGAGCTGGACGCTGGCCGTGCCACGGTGCACCGGCAAAAGGGCTTGCCGCCCCCCGCACCGTTGGCCACCGCCGTGCCCAAGCGGCCCCGACGCAAGTAAGACACCCCCAAAGAGAGGTAACCCGTGGCGGATCAGGTTGGGACTTTTGAAGTCGGGGTTGAGCTGAACCTCGAGAAGCTGGTGTCCCAAGGCGCAGATGCGCGCCGCATATTGGGGCAGATCGAGCAGTCCATTCAGGGCATCGGCACCGCGTCAAAGCAAGCTGCGGAGGACACGAAGAAACTCACCGCTATAGCCCAGATTGGCGCTGCGTATGTTGCGGTGAAGGAAGCCGTCGAGGGCGTCAGAGCCGTATTCGAACAGGCCCAAGGCATTTTTGAGAAGACCGTCGGTGCGTCGGCAGACTTTGCAGCGCAGATCGTCGAGCAAAGCCAGCAGCTGGGCATCAGCACCACCAAGATGCAGGAGTACAACCAGGGCCTGCAACTGGTGGGCGCTGGGGCACGGGCCGGCACGCAGATGTTCCAGCGGTTGTCGATGGCCATCAACAGCATGGTGGGCACCGGTAGCCGTGGCCCCGCGCAGGCGTTCAAGGACCTGGGCATTCACGTCATCAACGCCCAAGGCTACATCAAGAGCACTGCCGACGTCATGGAGGAAGTGCGGCAGAAGTTCGACAAGATGCCGGACGGTGCCAAGAAGACCGCCGAGGCGTTCGCCATCTTTGGCCGGCAAGGCCACTTGATGCTCAATATGTTCAAGGAGCTGGGCGACGCCAACCAGACCTGGAACCAGTACGTGGAGAGCACCGGCGTGGTGCTCTCTAAGAACTTGATCGAAGGTGCCGACAAAGCGGCCACGCAACTGAACACTCTGAAGGAGCAGAGCGCAGCCACGTTCACCCTCATTGGGGCCATTGCCGCGCCGGCCTTTGACCCGCTGCTGAAGGCGCTGATCCAGCTGCGGGCGGAGTTTCTAAAATTCCTAAAAGACAACCAGGGAAAGATCCGCGAGTTTGCCGACACGCTGGTACGACAACTGATGGGTATCGTCGATGGGCTGAAGTCCATGGGCACGGCGCTAACAGACTCCGGTTTGTCGATGCGCCAGTTCACGGAGTTTATCGACTTCATGGTGCACGGGCTGGAGGCGTTTAACTTCATCATCGGCGGCGTGTTGAAAGGCATCGACTGGTTGATCCGGGGCGTCAAGCTATTCGTCGGCCTAGCAACAGAGTCGGTTGGTAAGGAGGGAGATCTCGAGAGCGGCCAGCAGAAGTTTGCGCGCATCCTGAAGGAGACGTGGGATAAAGACACGATCTTCGGCGGGTTCGGCGACGCCATGATGTCGGCGGGCGTGGCGTTCGAGAAGAACAAGCAGGAAGCCGACAATACGGCAGAGGCACACACGCACGCCGCGCACAGCGTCGAACTGCTGACGCAGATGTACAAGCGGGCTGCGCCCGGTAGCCAGGAGGCTGCTGATGCGGCAGCGCACATCCGGGAGCAGCTAGCGTACTTGAAGGACGACACCGGCGAAGTCACCGAGGAAACCAAGAAGTACCTGAACACGCAGTTCGGGCTGAAGCTGGCGCTGAAAGCTACCGACGATGAGGAAGACAAAGACGCCGACCTGCTGAAAGGCGTAGCGCGCGAGACCGGCAAGGCCAACGACGAACTCAAGAAAATGATCGAGTCGCTGGAGGAAGAGCGCGCCAAGATGCTCGGCGGCACCGAAGCCGCTACCAACCTGAAGCTGGCCAAGCTGGCGCTGGCGGGTGCCAGCACTGCCGAGATCGAGAAGGCGCAATCGTTGGCCATTGCCAACGAGAATCTGCAGAACATGCAGAGCAAGATCTCTGAGGGCGTGAAGCTGCTGAGCAACAGCGCGGAGGACGCGGCCAAGAAGTTCGACAAACTCAACCAAGAAGAGTTGGCGTTGGCCATCACTCGCGCCAAGGCTGCGCACGACGACCAGGCGCTGTTGGACGCCACCACCCGCAAGGCCGAAGTTGATGGCCGCATCCGCATGGGGGAAGAAGCCAAACGGCTCAACGACCTGTTGGACTTGCAGGAAAAGCTAAAGGATTCTAACAGCGACAATGCGCAACTGGCCGTGGAAGAAGCACAGAAGCTGGGCCTGGTCACGTATGGCGTGAGCCAGCAAGGTGTCGAGATACTAAAGCAGTCGTTGGAACAGGAGATCGCATTACAGAAGGATTACGTTAGCCAGGTTGACGAGCTGACCAAACAGCAAGGCGAGCAGCAGGTTCGGGAAGTTAAGCAAAGCCTTGACAAGAGCCGCAGTGCGGTTATCGACTTTAAGAACATTGCCGGCACCGCCATCGAGGATATGTTCGAGGGTATCATCCTCGGCACCAAGAAGATGAGCCAGGTGTGGCACAGCATGCTGCAATCGTTTGCCAAGTCGGCGATCACCACGTTTAAGGACATGATCCTTAACAAGATCAAGTTCTTCGACGAGCCGGCTACGGTCAACTTCAAGGAGCTGCCCGAGAAGCTGGGCGGGGCCTTTGGCGGCATTGTGGACTTCTTCAAGGGTATCTGGACCGACCTGTTTGGTGGCAAGGAAGCGCAAGAAGCCGCCGAGGCCGGCGCGGCCCCTGGCGAAGACAAAGCCAAGCGTGCGGCAGCCGGCGCGGCCATGACCCCGGCCGAAGGTGGTGGTGCCATGACGCCTGCGCCTCCGCCGTCGGCAGAGCCCAGCGGGGGTGGCGGTGGCAGCGAGAAGAGCCAGGCCGCCGTGGTGGATGCGTGCGGCGGCATTACCGACAGCGTCAACGCAATGGGCAAGAAGCTGCACGAACCACTGACGCAGATCAAGACCACCAGCCAGACGGGCTTTCAGCAGACTGTCTCCAAGTTTGCAATGGTGGGTGTGGCGCTGGGCGGTGCTCTCATCGGCATTGGCAGTCTGATCAAGGGCCACGCGGGCAAGGTCATCTCGATTATCGGCACGGTGATCACCACGATCTCTGGCGTGGTAGCGGTACTCATGATGATTGCCAGCGAACAGATGGCGCAGTTTGCCAGTGCCGTCGGGTCGTTCGTGTCCCTCATCATTGGCTTGTTCGCCAGCTTGATTGCCGCCAGCACCAAGATCCTGGGCACTGGGCAGACTGGTGGGTACTTCGAGCACGGGGCGCTGACGCGCCCGCCAGGTGCGGTGGGCGCAACGGACCGGGTGGGGCGCAGCGGCATCGCCATTGTGGCGCACGAAGGCGAAGGGCTCGTGAACCCGCAGGCCACGCACAACCTGGGTGGGCGCGACGCCATTATGGCCCTGAACCGTGGGCTCATACCGCCGACGATAGTGGGCCGGGTGTTGGCTGAGACCGTGCCCACTACGGTGCCGGTGCCGGCGTTGTCGCGCGTGGGGCCGGCGATGGTGAGCAATGTGGTACAGCAAATTGCGTCGCCCACGTACAACCTGCACCCCGGAGCCGTCACCGTCAACGTGCCCCCTGGCACCGACGCCGCTGAGTTCGGCAACAACCTGATGCGCGGAATCGTCTCGCACTTTGGTCGTTAGCATGGACATTCTGGTTGGCCCCGAGCGGACCCGTGTGGGCGGTGGCGTGCAGCTGGCCATGCCGGCCCTTGGCTACAACTCCAACACGCTGGGCAGTGCGCCCACGCTGCGCGCCGCACGCGAGGCCGTAGACCGCCTGGTGGCCACGCAGCACGCCGGAGCCCCCGCCACCGTGGAGCTGTGGTGCGTCAAGTGGGGCCTGGAGGCGTGGGTGTTCCGCTGCACGGTAACTACGCCGTATGGCACCGCTGTGTACGCCGTGAACGTGGCTCGAGACCTGCGCACCGCAGCCAACGCCGTGCAGCACGCCGCGCTGGCCCTACGGCGGGATCGCCAGCGCCTGGGCGACACGGTAGTGCCCGTGGTGGAGCAGTATCTGGTGCCGGTTGCGCCGTGCGAGCGGCTGTGCCCCGTGGTGGCGACGGAGTGGGCGCAGGACTGGCGTGGTGACGACCTGCACGAACTGCATGTGTACCCCGCCAAAGGGCTGACGGTGTACTGCTGGCCCGCGCAGACCGAGACCACGGACGCGCCGTTGTCTCTAGAGGCAAGCACCCGCCTGTGGCACCAGCTACTGCGAGACACTGTGCGCGCCACCGAGCACCTTACCAGCACCGTATGGTCGCTGGACTGCACCGGCTTTGCCGCTGGCGACTACGTGGCCACGTTGGACGGCGCGTGGGTGCGCCGCGTGTGGGCACGGCGGCGGCGCGTGGTGGGTGGCAGCTGGGTACCCCTGGCTGCGGCCCTGCTGACCCGTACACGCGACTCGACTGGTGCGGTGTACCTCGACCAGCCCCATGCCGCATTGGAGGCCGTAGACGCCCCCGCAGCGGCCCGCACGCTGTTGGGGCGGCTGGTGCGCCGTGCCGTGGGGCGGCAGTATGTGGCGCAGGCCATACTAGGCGAAGTAGACGCCGGGGCGCTGGCCGTACTCGAACGCGCCCAAGGAGTGTTGCCATGAGCACAGAGATGAAGCCGCATCACCTGAAACTCACGGTTGGCACGCCCACTAGCTACGGCTTTGGCATTGGCACAGTGGAGCTGGACGGACACAAGCTGCACACTGTGCACTGCGTGAACATTGTGGCCACGCAGGACGACTGGTGTTACGTGACGCTGACGCTGGGTGGCGTGTCTGTCGAAGCCAACGTGCCGGACCAGCTGTTCGGCGATGTGAACCTGTTGTTCCAGCGCGCCAAGCCCGTGGATGACAAGACGGTGGTGCTGGCACACGCGCTAACGGCTGCCGTGGAGCACTACCAACGGCACCGCCACACCGCCCTGCGCAAGGACAGCGCCGATACCATCGAGGCATACGACATGATGTTGAAGGCGCAGGCGGAGTTACAGCATCATCTCAAGTCCACAGTAGAACTGCACGATCAAGAGACGCGGTTCCCGGTAGCGGTAGCAGCGCGTGGGCCGCTGGTGAAACCTTGACGGCAGCGGGTCTCCGACTGCCGTCGAGCGGGTGGGCCTTGGGAGACAACTTTTGCCGCCCAACACGGTGAAGACTCCCAAGGCTCCATCCGTCACCCTGTAGGTACTAGCTATGGCAGGCATCCCCTACTACATCAACGACTCCTCCGGGTCGCAGCGGTTTGTACTCAACCGGTCGTTCTGGGTTGCCGAGCACGATATCGGCTTCAACTGGGGTATGGTTGACACGCCGCGTGGCCACGGTAGCCGTGCGCTGGACACGGCGTACATGGGGCAGAAGAAGGTGGTGTTTACCGGCTACGTGGGGTCTGGCACCTACGGCGGGTCTCTTCCGTTTGGCGTTACCGCTAACACCGACGTCACGTACCTGGCCGCGTTGCAGGCCATGTTGGCGTTTCTGGCGCAGTACCGGCGCTGCATCATCGACTACCGCAACGGCTGGATTCAGTACGCGCTGTTTGAAAGCGCCAAGGTCACGCAGTCCGAGGGATGGCCAGACCTGCGGGCAGTAAACCTGAACTTCGCCGTGGAAGATCCGTTTGCCTACGCGCTGCAAATGGTGAACGGCACGGCGTCGAGCAATACCATCACGGCGACGATGACCGGCAATGCACCGTCGGCGCACTACTTTCTGTATCTGCGCAGCGCCACCACCGAGATGCCCGTGCGCGTGTACCACGTGCAGAACGCCACGGTGGCCACGTTTACCATTCCGGCATACCCCGCCGATCCGCTGGTGTTGCACGGTTGGCAGTGGACGGTCTTCCAGTCGTCGTTGGGATCGTACGGCGTGCCGACGTCGCTCACGAAAACGGCATGGGGCCGCGTGCAGCCGGGTAGTGTGTTTCCTATCTTGATTCCAGGGTCCAACACGCTGTCGTTTTCCAACCCCGACGGGTCGCCGTTGACCGTCGGCCCCATCGGCAATCCGGGGGCCACGGTGTTGCAGGCGCAGCTGCAAGCGCACAGCGCCGTGTGGTGGGACGATAGCCTGGTGGTGCCCAGCAACGTGCCCCCTGGCATGTACGACCTGGCCCAGTTCGGTGTGGACGTGTATGGCTAAGTTGTACCAGGACGGCGTCGAGCAGATGCGGCTTGCTGGGGCGTGTACGTATCGTATCGAAGACGAGTCGCGGCTGTCGAACGATGGCCCGCTGGCTCCACCACGTTCAGGAGACCACCGCGCTGTGACCCCCGAGGAGATGCTGTGGGCCGCTGTGCTGGCCGATGCCATTGCTGCCGTGCGCGGCCGGACGCCCAACCTGCGCACACGCGCGGCGCACTACAAGAGCCGAGCGCACGCTGCTGCGTGGTTCAACAGCGATGCGCACGAAGTTGGATCGTTCGTGTTCGTGTGTGACGTGCTGAGCCTGGACGCCATGTACATCCGCACTCGGCTGCTGCGTGCGTCCGCAACGCGCCGCAGTGTGTGGTGCACCCTGAACTAGCCATGCGCGACATCGACAACCCCGAAGAGTACGTGCTCGAAGTGAGCACGGTACTGCCCAACGCCGACCCTGCCAGCCGCTACCAGCTGGTGGAACGCTGGGGACCGCGCCGCCGACGCCTGACCAAGCTGAAGTTCGACTTCAAGCGCAACCTGGGATGCGACACTTTGACGGCCGAGCTGCACATGCCCTGGGACGCTTGGGGCGTGGGGTATGCCAACCGGGCCATTCGGTTCTTCAACCACGTGAACCTGTACTTCCGCGGAGTGCGGTACTGGACCGGCTACGTAGAAACCGTGCAGCCTAAGTTGCACACGCCCGAGACGATCACGTTGGAGGCGCGCGGCTACGCGCACCAGGCCAAGCTGGCCACCATCAGCTGGAACTACGCGCGTACCGGCTTCAAGGTAGCGGGCGAAGTGGGCGAGATCGCCGGTGTGGTGCGGTCCTTGTTTCTGCTGGCACCGCTGGCGCTGGGCACCGACCCGGCCATGCCCCACCCGCTGGCCGACTCGTATCTGATCCACGCGTCGCTGAACCGCCCGATGGGTTTGAAGCTGGACAAGGTGACGTTGCTCGACGCGCTGAACGAGTTGGCGCAGTTGGCGGGCAACTACAACTGGGGCGTGGACGAGAACCGCCGATTCTACTTCACTGCACCGCAACCGTGGACCACCGGCACGGCGCAGTACGGCGTGGACAGCTGGACGCCGCAGCCCAGCAACTGGAACGACGGTGCCGCGCACCCGCGCTACTCAGACGAGACAGTGGCCACGCCACTGGCCGTGCCGCCAGGGTTGCCAATCGAAGAACAAGCGTCGTTTGTGATTGGCAGTGATGTGGAGTCCGTGGATCAGACCGACACCATCGAACCCTCGAAGAACGTGCTGCTCATAGTGGCACCGGGGTCCAAGGCCGGCGACCCGCCGCAGCTGTTCACGGTAGCGGACCAAGAATGGATCGACTACTGGGGCCGGCGCTTGATGGCTCGCGTGAGCACGCCGTTTTGGAGCGAGGAGGCTGACGTGCGGGCCTGGGGCGCGGCGCGGCTGCGTCTGATGGGCCGACCGCAGACCAAGGGTAATGTCAAGGCTATCACGCGCCGCTACATCGGACCGGCACACGCGCTGGGCGCGGTACGCGTGATCGACCCTGCGCTGGGCACCGAGATCGTGGAGCGTATCGAATCGGTGGGCTATACCATGGACAAGAACGCCCAGCTGGTGGCACAGGTGGAGTTCGCCTATGCACCGCCACCGGACCAGTATTTTGCTGAGCAGCTACGGCGAGACGCCACCCTGTCGCAGAATCAGGCCATCGGCGAGCGGGTACCGTTCGTGCTGCGCGACCGGTTCAGCATCTATACGGACACATGGAACGCTCACACTTAACGCTGTGGTCCACGCGCTGGGCCATCCAGCTGATCGACACCCGCACGGGCCGCGTGCTGCACGCCGTCAATGGCCACAACGACCAGCTGAACGCCGGCGTGTACGATGTGCACTCGCAGATCACCGGGCAGAAAGGCCCCGCCATCTACCAGTGGGTGGAGATTGGCACCAGTAACGCCGTGACGCAGCCCGCCGTGACCACAGGCTGCGTTGCCCCGGTGCTGCTGCCCGACGGCACGCCGGCCCGTGTGCGTGGGGCATGGAGCACCAGCGGCAGTGACTTTACGCTGGACGTGGCCATACCCGGTGCGGGCGGTGGCGGAGCCGACCTATCCAGCCCCCCGGTGACGGGCAACATCTGGGAAGCGGCGCTGTACCCCAGCCAGCAGGCCAATCTGGGCAGCGCGCTGTTCCGGTACGTGTTCCCCTCGGTGCTGACTCTGAGTAGCGCCAATACGCTGACCATCAGCATCGTGCTTGCGCCATGACCACACCGAACTTTCCGGTGCCGCTGCCCAGCATCACCACGGTGCCGCCGTCGCCGTTTCCCACCACGGCGCAGCCCATCTCACCAGACGCCACGGCGTTCCGTACGTCGCTGTACGATGCACGGCGCGAGATCATTCGGGCACGGGCCGCAGCCGGTCCCAACATGGTGCTGGGCGGGTTTCATGCTATTGCGGGCAGCAACTCGGTCACCTTCTCGCCTGGGGTGGTGCAGCTGGGTGTGCCGTTGAGCCAGTGGACCACCAGCTATCCGCCGTCGGCCGGGTACCTGTACGCGCCGGCCAACCCTGCCGGTACGGCACCGCTGGGCACCGTGGACGGCAGCATGCGTCTCGAGTTGAACGACCTGACCACGCTGACCACGGTCGGGGCGTTTCCGGCGGACGGCGAGTACATTGTCTATGCGCGGTACGACCCTACTACCCCGTATTGGGTGGCGGTAACGGCGCAGACGGTGGCAGCCGTCACGACTATGGACTGGTCATCTGCGGTGCCGCTGGCCTGGGTGCGCGTGGTGAGTGGTGCGATCACTGCCGTGCGGGACTGCCGACCTACGCCGCCGTGGCTGCCGCGCATTGCGCAATACGTGAACATAGACGCGCCGATAATGATTGCCCCAGAGTACGACAGCGAAGAGGGTCTGCTGGTGCCGTGCAACATAGGGTCGTTCTGGTTGGTGCCAGGGCAGGCGGTGTGGTTCACGGGGCAGGTGCAGTTCGAGGGGAGTTTCGATCAGAAGGACCCTGCGCGCCCTGACATCGCCTGCAAGTACAGCCTCAGCCGTGGCGACCCGGCAGACAGCTTTGCCACCGGGCACTTCTGGTACGGCGGGCGCGCGGGCACGTGCTTCCCGGTGTACCATGCGGCGTTTCCGCAGATCTCGCGCAACGCCTGGGCGTTCGAGTGTCTGTTCCTGCCTAAAGCGTTCACGGCGGTGCAACCTGATGAGGCGTCGCAGGCTGCACCAGGCATCTTCCACTTCAATGGCATCTACTGTACGGAGTTCTACACGTACAGTTTCAAGAAAGACCCAGAAGGGCCTATCCATAAGAGCGACGGCATCAAGGTGGTGTGGGCCACGCTGCGTGCCGAATGGGTGCCGTATGCCGTGCAGTCCACGGTGGCTGCTGCCACGCCGCCAACGCCGGCTACGTGTTTGGTAACGGGATGAGCACGCCAGTTGACGATACGCCGGTGCGGTTGCAGAACACGTACACCGACGCGACCAGCCCGGTGCCCGGCACGGTGATCAGCCCCGTGGACCCGTACGCGCAGTGGAACTTGGTGCGCTGGGCCAAGAGCCGCCCCGGTACGCTGCTGGCTGACCGGTACGGGCCGGTGTGGGTGCAAGGCGGCGCGACGGCGCTGATGTCCATCAGTCCAGATGTCGCGCAAGTGCAGCCGATGGAGGCGTGGGGCCTGGAAGAAGTGCTGCAACAAGACCGCGTGGCCCTGCGGGCGGTTTCGGCTCAGCAGACTGTGACTGGCGTTCCAGCTACTCCAACAGTGATCGGCACCTTCCTGGGATTCATAGTCCAGCGCGGTATGGGCACCATCGTGCCGTACCCCATCACGGCACCGAGCCTGCAACGCAAGACCACCTACATGGAAGTGCCCGACGTGGCCAACGTGGCGGTACCCGTGGCGGCGATGATAGCTGGCGCAGGCTGGAACGGGTTGATCGACCTGCGCCGCCGCCCTGGCCAGATTCTGTACGTGGACAAGAACGTCACGTACCTGACCACGCCGCAGTACAGTGCGGACATCGACAATGGGTGGTCCATTGCGCGGGACTACCGCATCTGGCTGTACGCGCCCGTGGGCGCAGTGTTTGAAGTGTGCACTGCGGTGACGTATATGCTGCCGTACGAAGACGCTATCGACGAAAAGCATGGCGACGTGCCGTTCGGTAACAACATACAGAACCCGCAGGACTACACGCTGCAGAAGTCCCTGGCCCACTACATCAACAGCGCGTTGAGCACCAACCTCAGCGAGGAAGCGGGCGTCGAGGCGTTCAACGGGTTGGACGTTGCGCAGACGCAGGCCATTGCCGACCACGCACAGAACACCCAGAAGCAGACGCTGTACCTGCGGGCAGCGTACAAGAGCCTGGTGAATGCCATACACGACATCTGCCCCGCCTATTTGATTCCACAGGGGCAGGCGCGGCAGTACAAAGTGGATGTGCGGTTCCCCCAAGTGTGGGCACGGTTGGTTGCGCCGCAGCCGCAGTTTGCGGTGACCGGCGGCATATCGAAGACGAAATGA